ACTCAAATTTTTAAATATGGGTTAGATTATCCGGTAAGGAGATACGAATGACCGAGGCGAACCTTAGAGCGTGGCTTGATACGCTTGAGTTGAACATTGAATTACGAGTGCTTGCAGGGATAGCCCTTGATCTGGCAAAAGAATTTGATGACAAGCACAACACAAGTACGGCCGCTGAACTTCGCAAGACAATCTTGGAGATCAAGTCTGTTCTGGGCGCCGCTAACGTCGAAGTTGACCCACTGGAGAAACTTCTAACTCGCTAATGCTTCAACTGCCTAGCGTTTACACGCCACCACTTAGCGATGACTTCGAAACCGACGGTGATCGCCTAATTGAGTTCGCAAACATCGCATGGCAATCACCTGAGTCACCTGATGGCCTAACACTTGATGAATGGCAGCGTTGGTTGCTTCGTGCAATCTTGGAACGCTACCCGGCAAATCATCCACAGTACCCCGGCAGACTTCGTTACCGTCAGGTTGTCATTAGCGTAGGGCGCCAGAACGGTAAGTCGCTACTGGCCGCCATCCTTGGCTTGTATGGACTACTGATGCACGAACCGGGCGCGCAGGTTATTTCATTGGCTTCATCTACGGATCAGGCAAACATTGTTTACTCTCGCGTGAACTATGTCATCAACCAAAACCCATTTCTACGGAAACGCTTCAAACGTGCTACTGAAACACGCGGTATTGTCACGAACGATAACGCCGGGCGTTACGACGTCAAAGCCGCTAAAGAATCAGCGTTGCAGGGTATCCCAATGTCGCTATGTCTATTTGATGAACTGCATTTAGCAAAGTCTGGTATGTGGGGTGCAGCGGTGCTTGGAACATCCCAGCGCAAAGATGGCATTGTCATTGGAATTACAACCGCCGGTGATCAGTCATCAGAAACACTTATCAACTTATACAAGTCAGGAACTGCAGCGGCTAATGGCGCCGCTGATCTTGAACGCTTTGGTTTCTTCCTGTGGACTGCACCAGATAACGCACCAACAGATGACCCGGTTGCAATCATGGCAGCAAACCCATCAGTAGCCGCCGGTCGCATCCCAGTCGAACAAGTAATCAGCGACTTAAAAACGATTCCGGAACATGAAGCACGCAGATACCGCCTAAACCAATTCATTAGCGGCACCGCCGCATCGTGGCTACCGGGCAACCTATTCAAAGCCGCAACCGGTCGCGGTGTAACCAACATACAAGCCGGCGTATTTGCGGTTGACATCAGCAAGAATTGGGAACATGCCACAATTGCTTTTGCTAATAGCAACGGTGACATTCAAGAAACAGAATTAGTTGCCTCTTTGGTGGCGCCTACCGAGCAACAACTATTCAATGAACTAACATCGCTTTATAGCAAGTTTTCACCTAGAGCAATCGCATTAGATGATCGTCAACTACCGAGCCTAGCCAAACGCCTAAAGTTGGCTGGCATTCCGGTGTGGCAACTGTGGACTAAGGAAATGTCAGCGGCTTGTTCAGCGGTATTTGCTATGTTTAGTACCGGCACCGTTAGGCACAACAACGATCCGTTATTGGTCGCTCAAATGCCTAACGGTGTTACTAAATACACTGGCGAAACTTGGTTGATTAGTCGCAAAGAATCGCATGGCGAAATTGACGCACTGATGGCTACGGTTATGGCGCTTTATGTTTCTTCGCGAGCGCAACACGCCACAATCGGAGTATTCTAGCATCCTTGTCAGACACTATGTGCTACTATATTTAGAATATGGCATCTTTATGGAATCGCTTAACTAAGCCGACAGAATCACGCGCCGCCCAGCCAACAATTCCTACTCGTTCCGCTGCGGTAGTAACACCTGACTCTGCACTAACACTTACCGCCGTTTACCGCGCGGTTCAGATCATCGCTACCCCGATTAGCAAGATGACCATCAACACTTACCGATACGCAACCGGCATCGAAGTCAAGGTTGATAACCCGGTGCTTGTAAACAAACCAAGCATCAACGAAAACCGCCGCGATTTCCTATTTCAGACTGTTGCAGATCTAGCACTATCTGGTAACGCGTTTTGGTTCAAGAACTACGGTTCAAACGGTCAAGTAAACAACCTAACCATTCTGCCGGCGTCAGCGGTCAACGTGACTAACCCATATACCAAGGATGGCAAGCCGGACTTTAGCCGTATCGTTTACGACTACATGGGAACCCAGTACACAAAGAACGAAATTGAACATCTAAAGATTTTCAGCCGCGCCGGATACCTGCGAGGTGTATCACCAATTGAATCGTGCCGTAAAGACATTTCTGCTGCTATTGACCTGCGTGATTACGCTGGCAACTGGTTTACTTCTGCTGGGGTTCCAACCGGCGTACTAAAAACTAACGCCATGTTGAACGCGGCAGATGCCGAAGCCGTAACCGCTAACTGGCACAACAAGCAGCAAAACCGTCAGGTTGCCGTACTTGGTAATGGCTTTGAGTATCAGCAAATCGCACTTTCACCACGTGATGCACTGTTTACAGAAGTACAAGATCAGCAGGTTCAGGCTATTGCACGTTTATTCGGTGTACCAGCGCGTCTTCTACTGACATCAGTGCCGGGCGCATCAGACACTTACACAAACTTGCAAGACGAAAACCAAGTCTTCTACCGTCACACACTTATGGCTTATACTGACGCGATCACTGACGCACTAAGCAACTGCCTACCGCGTGGCGTTCGTATCGAATTTGATTTTGAACATCTATTTAAGGCAGACGTTGCCGCACGTTACAACTACTACAAGACTGGCATTGACGCTGGGTTCCTTGAAGTGGATGAAGTACGCACCAAGGAAGGACTAAATGTCTAACATCGAAACACGCGATTTTCGCGGTGTAGTTGACACTGATCAGCGCACTATTACCGGATTAGCCGTTCCATACGGTCAGGAAATCGCTATTGCCAACAACACCTACGAGCGTTTCGCACCGGGCGCCATTCAGTCAATCGAAGATGTCAAACTATTCTGGAACCACGACGAACCAATCGGCAAAGTTGTAGAGGGTCGTGAAACAGAAGAGGGTTTTGAAATCACCGCTTACATCAGCGAAACCCCACGTGGCGAAGAAATTCTTACTCTGCTACGCGATGGCGTACTAAATAAATTTTCAGTCGGCTTTATTCCGGTTGAGAACGAACGCGATAGTAATGTTGTCGTTCGTACTTTGGTAGATCTGAAAGAAGTTTCGGTTGTACCATTCCCTGCCTATTCGGGCGCAAACATCAGCGAAGTTCGCGAGGAAGTCGAAATTGACGAAATCGCAGAACCTCTAATTGAACAAGAAAGTGAACCAATGTCAGAAAACATTGAACTTGACGTTCGTACCGCTCTTGACGAGGTTGCAGAACTGCGCCGCGTTGTAGAGGCTGGGATGACCGTTGCAACTGCACCAGAAACAACCACCAAGTTCCGCTCACAGGGCGAGTTCGTAAAGGCTATGATCGACGGTGACGAAGATGCAAAGATGCTTGCACGTACTGCATCAACATCAGCAGACACCGTTGCTTACCCACCGTTCTACGGCTACATTGACACCCTGATCCGCAACAACCGCCCAACCGTAGAGGCTTTCTCACGCGCTGCGCTACCTGCTGCTGGTCTAACCGTTGAGTACGCAAAGATCGACGCAAACACTCTTGCAATTGGTCAGCAGGATCCTGAGAACGAAGCACTATCATTCGGTAACCTAACCTTTGAAACCGTTTCAGCAGCAATCAAAACTTACGGTGGCTACACTTCTGTTTCACGCCAGTACATTGAGCGTTCAAACATCAACACTGTAAACACTGTTTTCGAGGCTCTAACCCAGCAGTACGCAAAGGCTACAAACGCAGCACTTGTTGCCGCTCTTGGCGCCCTTGACTTCACTGGCAAGGTATTTGATGCAGATGGTGGAACCGCTTCATCACTTGCAGAGGGTATTGCAAACGGTTCAGCATACATTTACGAGCAGACCGGTCTACGCCCAGAGTTCATCTTGGCTTCAACCGACTCATACGTTAAGATCGTTAAGGTTGCTGCTGGCGATGGACGCCCAGTTCTAAACGTTGATGGCGCTGGCGTAAACAACATTGGTACCGCAAACGTACCGGGTCTTCGTGGCTCAGTATTTGGTCTACCAATCATCGTTGACCCTGCACTTGGCACCGGCGTAGTTTACATGGCTAACTCTGCTGCTGTAATCACTATGGAGTCTGCTGGTTCACCAGTACGTCTAACCTCTGGTGACATCACAACCTTGACCGATGATCTATCTGTTTACGGCTACTTGGCTATTGCTACCCCACGCGTGGGCGCTTTGGTTAAGTTGGATGTTACTGCGTAATAACGAAATTAGGTAAACCCATATGGCGCTGACCATCTCACTGGCTGATTTTCAAGCCTATTTAGGAACCGACGAAACCGGTGACTTCATCAACTCTTGCCTAAATGCTGGGCATGGGTTAGTTGACCGTTACCAAGGTGAAACTGAGGGCGTACCAACACAGGTACATGTTCAGGCGGTTCTTATTTGCGCTTCGGAACTCTACCACAGACGGTCAGCGCCTAATGGTGTTGCACAATTTGCAAGCATGGATGGTTCACCTATTCGCGTGGCTAAAGACCCGATGAATGCGGTTTACCCTCTACTGATGCCGTACACAGGTTACGCGGTATGAGCGAAATAAACGATGCGAAAGTTCAATTCAAAAATGATCTAGTAGCAGCAGGGTTGAATGTTTTGGAGTACGTTCCGGAACGAATCACGCCGCCTATCGTTATCGTAAACGCCGCATCACCGTACATTCAGACCGCAGAATTTGGTGAGTACACACTCGGCCTAGAATTAGTTTTGGTCGCTTCGACTGCTACAAACAAGAAAGCAACTGAAAACCTAGATCAACTAATTGAAGATGTCTTGTTGGCTCTTGAACCGTTGACCTATGCGCGTCTAACATCAGTAAATCAGCCGTATAACTTGCAAACAAACAATGCCGAATATCTATCGGTAAACATTTACGCACAACTAGCAATCTCAATTTAGAAAGGCAGCCCTAAATGGCAGCATCAACACGCATCAAGGCAAGTAACATTGTCTTCAAAATCGGCACCACCGATTACGCCTGCGATGCGAACATGGTAGAACTAACTTTGGATGACGCCCCCGGCGATGTCCAAACATTCTGCGAGGTTCGTGTTGGCGGTCAGTGGTCGCTACAACTAGACGGTATCGTATCAGGTGAAGACACAAGCCTTTACCGCGTGCTATGGGATAACTTCGGTTCAGAAGTTGCATTTACCATCGCACCTAACGGAAACGCGACACCATCAGCAGACCAGCCGCACTACAAAGGCACTGTTGTCTTTGACCAGTTGCCACCTCTATCTTTGACCTCTAACGAGATCGCAAAGTTTAGCGTGACACTAACCGTCAAGAACACACCTCACACCCCTGCATCAGACATCTACTACGGTGTAGAAATCGACGCAACCGCGTAAGAATGTCTAACGCGACCGGCATCAAGGTAAAAGGCTACCGGGCTGGCATCAAGGCTTTACAGGCTATTGGTGTACCAGATCAGGAAATCAAAGCAGCAGGTTCACAAGCAGGTGAAATTGTTGCTAGAGAGGCCAGAAACTTGGTGCCGGTTCGCACAGGTGCACTTAGAAACACAATCAAGGTTTCTAAAGCACTAAGGAACGTATCGGTTCGTGCAGGTAACAACGGCAAAGTACCTTACGCTAACCCTATACACTGGGGCTGGTTCAAACGCAACATAAAACCACAACCCTTTTTCATAAAGGCTCTTGGAATTACACGCGACGAAGTGTACAAGAACTACTACCGTACTCTTGATACACTAATAGCATTCAATTCCACGAAAGGCACAGAAGAATGACACAGGACTTTTTTAGCACTCTAACGCTGGATGAAGTTGAAACCATTGAAAACCTATCAGGTCAACCAATGGATGAACTTATGGGCGCCGGAAAACTAAAGGGTAAAGCACTCAAAGCAATCATCTGGGTTGCTAAGAAGCGCACTGACCCGAATTTTAAAATGGAAGATGCCGGAAAGGTTTCTTTTGCAGAGGCTCTTGATCTATTCAAGGGCGTGCAAGAAGACCCAAAAGGCTAAAGCAACAACAAGCCGAACGAATGGCGAGGTTCTGTTTACTGACTAAGATGTCACCAACAGAGTACCGAAACCTGACACTAGGTGAGTACCGGGCATTTATTCATGTCTGGAATGAGATGAACGAGGTAGCAGAATGAGTTTAGTACTCGGTGTTGAGATACTTGGCGAGTACAAGAATCTAACCGCTGCTACTAAGGGCGCTCAAAGCCAACTCGGTGCTCTGAATAAGCGCGCTGCCAAAATCTCTGCCGGAATGAACAAAGCATTCGCGGCTATTGGTGTAGGTTTTTCACTTCGAATCATTAGCCAGCAACTAGAAGAATCTGCTAAAGCCGCCATCGAAGACTCTAAGTCTATGAACCTTTTGGCTTTGGCTATGGAAAACACCGGCAAAGCAACAAAGGATCAGGTCACTCAGGCCGAACGAGCAATCAACAAAATGCAATTCCAAGCCGGTGTTGCTGATGATGAACTACGCCCGGCATACCAGAAACTATTTATTGCAACTAAAGATGTCACTGCATCTAACCGCTTGTTGCAAATCGCTCTTGACGCATCGGCTGCCACTGGTAAAAGTCTAGACGCGGTTTCGCAGGCTATGGCTAAGTCGTTGGCCGGTTCTGACACTGCACTTGTAAAACTTATTCCATCGCTAAAGGGCGCTAAAGATCCTATTGCGGAACTTGAAAAAGCATTTGCCGGCGCCGCAGAAGAAGCCGCTAACACTGACCCTTATCAGCGCATGCAGGTTATCTTTGGTGAAATGCAAGAACAAATCGGTACTGCGTTGCTGCCTCTTCTAGAGGAATTTTCAGCATGGTTGTCAACACCAGAGGGTCAGGCCAAATTACAAGAAATTGTTGACGGCCTAAAGGCTGTTATTACTCAGGGCGTGCAACTTGTCAAGTGGGTTTTGGACAACAAAGACTGGCTTGTACCGATGGTTGCCGCTATTGGTGGACTTACTGCCGCATGGAACGCCGCTACTGGCGCGGTTCAGGCTTATCAGGCATTAGCCGGGCTTGGTGCTTTAGTTGGTGGTGGTGCACTTGCAGGTGGCGCCGTTGCCGGTGTTGCAGCAGGTTCAGCCGTTGGTGGTTTCCAGCAGGGTCAGCAGACTTTCAAAAACGCAGAAATTTACAGCAAAAGCCCGATTTTCAAGAACATCAAGCCGGCACCTAGCAAAGCGCAAGTTATTCAGCAAATCAACATTCAGGGCACTCAGACTGCACAGCAAATCTCGGCGGTTCTAAATAAAGCGGCAAAGACTACTGGGGCAACTATTCTTCGCGGCGGTCGCTAATGTCTATCGTTCAAGATTTCAACATAGCCACTGATCTAAAGGTTGAACTATTTCTACCTGACATCAACTCAGATACTTTCATTCTGGGGTTGTCTGTTTTGGGCGGCGATGATGTTTTGGGTGGCGTTGGTAACTTTATTCTTGGCGAATCACTACTTGGTAGCACTGACGTTCTAGGCACCGGTTCAGCATTCGTATGGCAGGCCGTTGAAGCCGATACAATCTCAGCAGAATTTGGTGTCGGTGGTGACATTCAAGACGCCTACTATTTCCAACCTAACCCCGGCACTGGCAGAATCTCGTTGCAATCTTACGAGTGGGATCCGAACGTCAATAAGAACATTCGCACCAATACAAAGATGCGTGTGCGTATCGCTAAGAACGGCGTGAACCACACACTTTTCACAGGCTACATTGACACCATCAACGTGCAATACTCACCGCTTGGTTGGAACCGTATTGACATAACCGCGTATGACCTATACAAACAAATCGTCAATAGTCGTATCGCCACTTTTGATAACACTGGTTTAGCCGCAGGTTATGCCACACCGTTGCAGAACTTTGCCGCAGCGGTTACAGCCGTTGGCGGTGTTATGTCACTTGATTCTGCTGCAACAACCGGTAAGATACCGCTAACGAGCGAATCGGACATTCAGGCCAATGGAATCATCAACGAAGCGTTACAGGTTGGTCTTGCAATTACGTGGGTTGATCCGGAAACCGAACAGGTTATCTTTGTTCCTCGCCCGGATGAAGCAAACGGCACAAGTACAACTTGGGTTGTTGGTAATGATCATGGTGGGGCTTATCACCTTTGTATGTCTGATATTACTGTTGCCGCTGATGCTGATAGCATTATCAACTCTCTTTATGTTGATCTCACTTCTGACGATACTCAGTTCGTGGTTTTGGAAGATCAGAACAGCATTGAACTTTATGGCGAAAACTTTACGTCACTATCGTTGAATTTGTTGAATGAAGATGAATTGCAGATTTGGGCTGAACAGGTTTTCAACACAACGGTTACTAAGTTGGTGAAGACTGTTGAAACCCCGGCTATTGACCGCGAGGGCAATTTGACTCAGGCTTCGGTAATTACACCGGGAACCTTGTTAGGTGTAAAGTTCAATAAGAACGAACTTGCAATTGACGAATACTACACTATTACTAGAGTCAATCACACAATTGACGTAAATTCTTGGTACACTCAATTCGAACTATGGAAAGCAGCGTAAATGGCATATAAAGTTTTTAGCAACGGTGATGCGTTGACTG